GACAAGCTGGACCTCTACGCCAGCGCCGCGCGCTGGCAGCCGCACCGCTGGAGCCCGCTCGACCCGCTGAAGACCGTCGAGGCCCAGCGCAGCCGCATCGAGGCCCGCCTGACCAGCCCGCAGCGCGTCATCGCCGAGGGCGGCGAGGACCCGGACGAGATCCTGGCCGAGCTGCGCGAGTGGGCCGACAAGACCGCCGGCTTGCCCGCCGTCGGCGCTGGCACCGCCACCACGTCGACCGCCACCGCCGCGGCCGACCCCAACGACCCGAGCCAGGCCGCCGCCGCGCGCCGCCTGACGCTGATCGCCAGCCGTGCGCTGGAAGGCTGACCCCATGACCACCGACACCATCGACCCCGCCACCCTCGTCGCCACCACGCGCCAGGCGCTGCCGGCCGAGCTGCGCAGCGAGTGCGCCAAGCCGCAGCGCCGCGCCCTGCAGGCCGACCGCGCGCAGATCAACGTCGAGGCCCGCACCGTCGAGCTGGCGTTTGCCAGCGATGCGCCGTACGAGCGCTGGTGGGGCATCGAGATCCTCGACATGTCGCCATCCAGTGTCGACCTGTCGCGCATGAACGCGCGCCACCCGCTGCTGCTCAACCATGACCCGAGCCAGCAGATCGGCGTGATCGAACGCGCTTGGGTCGACGCCGACCGCAAGGCCCGCGCGCTGGTGCGCTTCTCGCGCAGCGCGATGGGCGAGGAAATCTTTCAAGACGTGCAGGACGGCATCCGCGAGCTGGTCAGCGTGGGCTACCAGATCGACGAGATGGTGCTGGAGTCGCGCAACGGCGACGTGCCCACCTACCGCGTCACGCGCTGGACCCCGCACGAGGCGTCCATCGTCAGCATCCCGGCCGACCCCACGGTGGGTGTCGGCCGTTCCATGGCCCCCGGGGCCGCCCCCGCTCAACTGAAGGAGACCCCCGTGAGCGAAGTCACCATCCAAGCCCCGGCCGCTACGGCGCCGGACATCCGTGTCATCCAATCCGAGGCCATCACGGCCGAGCGCTCGCGCATCAGCGCAATCCGCGCCATGGGCACCGCCCACAAGCTCGGCGCCGAGGCCGAGGCCGCCATCAATGCCGGCGCCAGCGTCGACCAGTTCCGCGCCCAGGTGCTCGAGCGCCTCGAGGCCAGCGGCACCCTCACGCCGGCCAGCAAGCCCGAGCTGGGCCTGAGCCAGCGCGAGCTGCAGCGCTACAGCGTCACCAAGCTGATGCGCGCGCTCCTGGACCCGCACGACAAGAGCGCCCAGGCCGACGCCGCGTTCGAGATCGAAGCCAGCGTCGCCGCCCGCAAGCTGCGCCCGCTCGGTGACAACGCCCACATGGCCAACGAGCGCGCCTCGGGCTTCTGCGTGCCGGTCGACGTGCTGCAGGGCTCGCTCGCGTTCAACGGCGAGGCCGCGCGCTTCGCCGCCGCGCACCTCGCGCAACGTGACCTCACGGTCGGCACCAACACCGCCGGCGGCAACCTGGTGGCCACCGACCTGCTGGCCGGCAGTTTCATCGACCTGCTGCGCTCGCGCATGGTGCTGGCCCAGGCTGGCGCCACGGTGCTCGACGGCCTGACCGGCAACGTGGCGATCCCGTCGCAGACGGCCGGCGCGTCCACCTACTGGGTGGCGGAAGGCACGGCGGTCACCGAGTCGCAGGCCGCCTTCGGCCAGGTCACGCTGACGCCCAAGACGGTCGGCATGTTCACCGACTTCTCGCGCAAGACCCTGCTGCAGGCCACGCCCTCGATCGAGGCCCTGGTGCGTGCCGACCTGGCGCGTGGCATCGCGGTGGAAATCGACCGCGTCGGCATCGCCGGCTCGGCCTCGGGCGCTGAGCCGCGCGGCGTGATCAACACGTCGGGCATCGGTGCGGTGGCCGGCGGCACCAACGGCGCGGCCCCGACCTACGCCAACATGGTCGCGCTCGAGGAGGCGGTCGCCCTGGCCAACGCCGACATGGGCACGCTGCGCTACGTCACCAACGCCAAGATGCGCGCGCAGCTCAAGCTCACGCAGGTCTTCTCCAGCACCAACGGCATGCCGGTGTGGCAGGGCAGCGAGGTCAACGGCTACGGCGCGCTGGTCACGCAGAACTGCCCGAGCACCTTGACCAAGGGCACCAGCTCGGGCGTCTGCTCGGCCATCGTGTTCGGTGCCTGGTCGGACCTGCTGATGGGCTTCTGGTCGGGCTTGGACCTGATCGTCGACCCGATCACGCTGAGCACCAGCGGCGGCCGCCGCATCGTGGCCCTGCAGGACGTTGACGTGGCCGTGCGCCGCGCCGCCAGCTTCGCCGCGATGCTGGACGCGCTGCGCGTCTGATCGCCCGCCGGGTGAGCCATTGCGGTGGCTCACCCCCTGAGCCAGCCACCCAACCCGACACCACGCCATGAAGATCCTGATCACCGCCCCGACGTTCGTGCCGTCCATCGACGGCCCGGCGTTCCTGGACACGAACACCATCGCCGACATGGAGACCGACAGCGCCCGCGCCGTGGTCGCCGCCGGCAAGGGCCTGTACGTCGACCGCAAGGACGACAACACCAAGCTCGGCCAGCACACCGCACCCGAGTCGCTGCTGAAGCTGCTGGCCGATGCGGCCGCCGCCGCAACCAAGGCCGCCAAGGCCGGCGCGCAGTAAGCGGAGCGCGCGGCGATGTTCACCGAGCTGGCCGACGTCTTCCTGGCCGACTTCTCGGCCACGGCGACCTACACGCCGGCCGGCGGCGGCACGGCGCAGCCGGGCTCGGTGATCTTCGACGCGCCGGGCTCGGTGGTCGACGGCATGGACGTGATCGCGTCCGAGCCGCTGGCCACGCTGCCGGCTGCCCAGTGGCCCGACCTGTCGCCCGGTGCGCACCTCGCCATCGGCGCGGCCGTCTACAAGGTGCGCCAGGTGCTGCCGGTCGATGACGGCGCGTTCAAGCGGGCCGTGCTGGCCCGGGTGAGCTGACATGCTGGCATCCGGTCAGGTCATCGAGGCCATCGCCGAGCGGCTGCGCACGGTCTGGCCGGTCACGGTCTACACCGACCGCGCCTGGCCGCTCGACGTGCTGCCCGCCTGGCGCGTGTTCGAGGCCGACGAAACCATCGGCCCGCTCACCGTGCACGGCCTGCAGCAGCACGACCTGAGCATCGAGGCGGTCGGCTGCGTGCGCGCGGTCGACGGCCTGGATGACGCGCTGCGCGCCATGGCCGCCCAGGCCCTGCAGGCCCTCAACACCCCCAGCGCCGTGATGGGCTGGACGCTCACAGGCATCGACCGCGCCATGCAAAGCGAGGACGAGGCCGCCATCGGTCAGGTCACGCTGCGCGGCCTGGTCACGTTCGCCACCGCGCCGGCCGAGCCGGAAACCCTGATCCTCATTTCCTAGGAGCTACCCATGCCCACCATCAACAAGTGGACCGGTGTCGGCGTCGACGTGCAGACCGCGCTCGCCACCGCCCTGAACGTCACCGCCATCAGCAAGGCGAGCGAGGCCGTGGTCACCGTGACCAACACGTACGCCAACGGCGACTACGTGCTGTTCATCGTGTCTGGCATGAACCAGATGAACTACCGCGTGGTCCGGGTCAAGACCGTGTCCGGCACGTCGTTCACCTGCGAGGGCGTCAACTCGACGGCCTTCGACACGTTCAGCTCGGGCGCCGTGCAGAAGATCACCTTCGGCGCCTCGGCTTCGACCTTCGTCGACGTGAACATGTCCGGCGGCGAGGCCGACGCGATCGACGTCACCACGGTGCACGACACCGTGAAGAAGGAGATCCCGGGCGCCAAGAGCGCGGTCAGCGTGGCCATCACCTCGCTGTGGGACCCGACCGACACGGCGTTGATCGAGCTGAAGAACGCCGACGACTCGGGTGCCATCCGCTGCGTGCAGCTGCGGTTCACCAGCGGCGCGCGCGTGCTGTTCGCGGCCTACCCGAGCGCCCCGCTGCTGCCGACCGGCTCGACCGGTGACAAGGTGCAGACCCCGGTGAGCTTCAAGCTCAGCGGCCCGGCCCAGGCCTACGCGACCTGATCGGCATGGCGCTCGATCGCAGTCAAGTCTCGGCGCCGGTGGTGCCGAGCCAGGCCGTGCAGGTGGACGTGCTCGGCGGCGAGCTGATCGTGCAGGGCCTGATGCTCGGCCCGCGGCTGGCCCTGGCCGCCGCGCGCCAGCGGCTGGCCAAGCCGATCGGCGACGAGACCGACGCCCAGGCGCAGGAACGCGCCGCGGGCGAGGTCATCGCGCTGACGCTGGCCCAGTGCGTGCTGGCCGACGACGGCAAGCCGCTGTGGTCGGCTGAGCAGTGGCACGCCTTCGGCGGGCAGCACATCGACGTCGCCGTGCAGCTGTGGCAGGTGGCGCAGCGGCTCAACGGGCACGACGTCGAGGCCGCCTCGGGAAACTGACGTGCCAGCCGGACCTGCGCGCTGCGTTCCGGCTGGCGATGATGCTGGGGCGCACCGTGCACGAGCTGACCGAGACCATGTCGGGCGAGGAGTTCGGCCACTGGCAGGC